GGTCGCCGCGGTCCAGCCGCTGCTCGGCGCGGTAGTGTTCTGCGTCGCCAACTGCACGTGCACGGCATCCGCCGTGGGGCTGACGGCGCCGGTCACGGTCAACGCCGTGCCCGCCATGCCGGTGGACGGCGCCGTCACGGTCAAGCTGGCGGCGACCACGCCGATCGCGGCCGAGACCGCCTGCACGTTGGTCGCGGCGGTTTGCTCCGCCCAGACGTAAACCGTTCCTGCCGCCCCCGGCGTCACGCTCGCGGTCCAGGCGCCATTGTTCACCGTGGCGTTCTGCCATGTCGACGGCGCCGTCGTGGCGCTGGTGGACAGGCCCACCCGCACCGCCGCGTTGCCGGGCGAAACCGCGCCGGACAGCGCCAAAGCCGCGTTCAGCGTCGCCACCGCGGGCACCGTATCGATGCTGACCGAGGGCGGAATGATTGTAAAACTGTTGGAAATGCCGATCACCGCCGGGTTGGCGTGATCGCGCACACGGATTGTATATGTGCCCGCGGCCAGGCCGGGAATGTCAAAACTATAGGCGTTCGCGGAAATCACCGGGCTGCTGGCCGCCGTCCACGTGGTGCCGCCATTGGTGGAATAGTCCAGCGCCAGCGGTGCGTCGTTGAACACGCCGCCGCTGACGGTGAACGCGGTCTCCGGCGACGGCGCGCTGATCGAGGCGACCGTGATGGTCGGCGCGTTCTCGACGATGCCGCTCCACCAGACCAGCGAGCCGCCGGAATAGGCGATGCCGAGCAGTGTCGCGGACGCGCCGGGCGGCAGGCTGGCGCTGCCGGAGCCGGAGGTGATGCCGGTCCCCAACACCACCGAACCATCGGCAAAATTGATCAGCGTGCAGGAAAATCCAGCGCCCATATTGGCGAAATTCGCGGTCAGGGTGATCGGCTGGCTGGCCACCAGGAAGCGGCCGTTATGATTGGTCGCGTCCAGCACCGTATTGGTGGTCAGCTCCACCACCTGCGGCTGGAAGATCGGCAGTTTCGCCTGCACATACGTCCAGATCGCCGCGAAACTCTGCGCGCTGAGTGAGTTGCCGCCTTGCGCGACCAGCAGCTCGTCGCTATCGGCGGCCGGCCCTGCGGCCGGCAGCTGATCGATGGTCTGACCGCCTAAAAACTGCCCATAGGGCATCCAGGCATTCGCGCCATTCTGCCAGATCGCGACATAGTCGCTGGCGCCGATGGAGCTGGCGGAGTTGGCGGCCGCGGGCGCCGTGAGGCCGGGTCCGGTGGCACCGGCCGGTCCGGCGGGGCCGGCCGCACCCGTGGGACCGGCAGGGCCTTGCGGACCGGCAGGCCCCGCAATCGCCGAGGCGGTGACCGTGATCACGCCATTGCTGTCGATCGCGACTCCGTTGCCGGCGGCAAACAGCCCGCGCAGAGCGGTGACCGGCAGCAGGCCGGGGGTGCTGCCGGCATTGATCACCAGCTCGTCGGTCAGCGCGAACGTCCCCTGCACCGGGAACCCGGCATGGTCGGTCCCATTCGCGACCAGATTGCCGGCGGCCATCGCGAGGCCGGTGCCGACCGTGATCGTCTCCGGGCCGCCGGCGCCGGTGCTCATCCGGCCGAGCAGATCACCGGTCGGCAGGCTGATCAGCGGTTGCAGATCAGCCGTGAGCTGCGCCACGGTGACCGAATACAGCAGCCCGGCCTGGCTGAGCGGCAGCAGGTCGCCGGCCCCGACGGTCGCGACCGGCGGCAGTTGCGCAATCGTGGTCATTGGTTCTGTTCTCCGCCGTTCACGCGACCGCGACCCAGTTGGCGCTGCCGGTGCCGGATTGCTTCACCCAGAATGTGCTGCCGACGCCGCCATTTAGATTTCGAAATGTCGAGCCTGCCGGCGCCGAAACCGCATTCAACGGCGAGCCGCGCCCGATCAGCTCGACCGCGCCGACCGATTCGGCGTCCGACAAAATCCGCACCATTCCGGTGCCGGACGGATGCAGCGAAATATCGCCTGACTGAGTTCGGATCGAAACACTGCCGTCGCCGTTCGGCGAGACGTAGTCGCTTTGGGTGAACCGCGCCGCGCGCCAGCCACCGGCATTGCCGATCCAGTCGATCGAAGCGCCGGCCGGCACCGTGATCGGCGCGCCGGTCCAGTTGCTTTGCGCCGGCGCGCTGCCGGCGGCGGCAAATCGCACCGCGCTCAGACAATCAATGGTCAGCGGCCGGTTCTGCGGCACTGGCAGCCCGACCTGCACGGTGGCGGTGGCACCCGTGCCGTTGCCGCTGATAGTGACGGTGGTGCCGGCGCCGTAACCCGAACCGAAATCGGTCATCTCCAACCCGATCACCGCGCCACCATAGCACCACACGATCGCGGCGGCCGCGCTGCCAGTGCCGTTGAACGTCGCGGTGGCGGTGGTATAGCCGCTGCCGCCATTGGTCACCGTGCAAAAACAAATCTGGCCGGCCGCCGCCTGCGCCTGCGCCGTGACCATGCTGGCAATCGGCGCGGTCGACTGCGTGATGCTGACGGTATCCACGATATCAGGCACCACCAGCGTGTATACGCCATTCACGCTGCCCGGATTCACCGGCCAGCGCGGCGAAAAATTCAGGACGTTGTTCCGCAGCGTGATGCCGTCCGTATAAGGTGAAATCGCGTTATCTATATTGGCGCCGGGATTGGCGAAGATCACGTTCTCCGCGACCAGGATGTTCTGCGCCCCGTCGCGGATCCGGATGCCGGTCACGTTGCCGCTATAGGCGATCCAGTTGCCGATGATGGACAGATCGTTGCAGGTCAGCCCGAAATTATTGCCGGCGCCATCCGCTTCAACGTTCTGCACCGCGATCGCCACGCCGGTGCAATCCTGAATGAAATTGTCGCGCGCTGCGCAGTTCTGGCCACCGCCGATATTCAGACCGATCAGCGCGCCGTTGATGTAGTTGTTGCCGACCTCGGTAAAAATCGAGCCGCCGCAATCGATCCCGAACGCCGAGGCGCCGTTCACCATGTTGCCGATCACTTTGCAATAGCCGGTATCGCACAGAATGCCGGCGCCGCTGCCGGTGACCGAGCTGTTATTGCTGCATAGATTGCCGGAGACCAGAATGTTGCGCCCGGAAATATAGATCCCGTAGCCGCGATTGTTGTAGCAGTTGTTGGAGGCGATCAGCGCCGCCAGAACATCCGGATTGGCATTGCCATAGACCAGCGGCGTGGTGTTGTTCTGGTTGAAATTGCCGACCAGGATTCCGCAATTATTGTTCCAGCAGGTATTACCGACGAGCTTGGGGCCGCGGATTTTTTCCTTGAAGGTCGGATCCAGGCTGTCCAGGTGAAGGCCGTCATCACCATTATCATGGGCGCGGCAGTTGGTGATGCTGATCGCATCCACGGCTTGCGCAAACAGCCCGTCGGCGGTGTTGTTCGCGAATTCGCAATGGTCGATTTCGTGCTGAGTGACCTCCGGGTCACTCGCGATGAATGACAGGCCATTGGTTCCGGTGCTGCCACTGCCGTTCCGGAAGACGCAGCGGGTAATCGAGGACCTGGTACAGCTGGCCTGGATGGCGACCGAGAAGCTATCCTCGGTGATCGCGCTATTGGCGTCAAAGATGATACCGTCCAGCACGGCGGTGGTGGCGGCAACGCTGATCCAGGCGGTGGCGGGCGCATTGCCGAGTTTGGACTGCGCGGAACGCCACAGAACCGTCAGCCCCGGTACGCCGAGCAGCGTGCAGGCCGCCCCGCCGATATCGCACTCGCCGGCGATCGCGTAGGTCACCGGCCGAAACCGAACCGGATTGCCGGACGCGACCGCCGCCAGCAAGGCGGCACTGTCATCGGTGACACCGTCACCCTTCGCGCCGAAATCCTCGATCGCGATCGCATTGGCGCCGATCGCGTCCAGCGTGCGCGCGGCGGCACCGCCGGATGCGGTCGCGGTCAATGCGCCGCCCGGCAGGCCGGCGACACCGCTCATCGCGCCGAGAAAGTTGGCATAGCTGACGCCGACATTCGCGCCGCCCTGCCCCAGGGCCACGATATCGCCGGGCGCGGGCGGCACGCCGGTGGTGAGCGACGCGATCTCGAACGGCGCCGCGCTGGCGGAGAGCGTGGCGCCGGACAATTGCAGATTGGCGCCGATGGTGATCGGGACCGGCGGCGCGCTGCCGGGTCCGACGCCGCCCAGAACCGTGTTGGCCGGCAGGCTGAGTGACTGCTGCGTGCCCGCCAGCACCTGCGCGCGCGTCGCGGCGAGCGTCTGGCCGTTCTGAAAGATCGGCAGCTCGTCGGTATCCGCCACCGAGCTCGCGGGTGGCAATTGTCCGATTGTCGGCATCAGGGAAACCTTAATTGGTGGTCAGCGGCGTGCCGGTCGGCGCGGTCAGCGCCTGGCCCGCGGGCGTGGTCAGTGCGTCGGTTGGCGCCGGCACGGTCGCCAGCGCCACCACCGGCAGCGCGATGCTGCGCGCCAGCGTGCGTCCGCCCGTCGTGCTGATCGTGACGGTCACGGTATAGGTCGTCGCCGCCTGGCCGCCGGTCAGCCACAGCACGGCGCGGGGGCCATCGGCGGTGGCCGAAGCCAGCGTCAGATCGCCGGGGTTGTCGGGACTGATCGTCACGTCCAGCGTGCTGATCGTATCGCCGGGATTGGCGGTCAGCGCCGGCGCGATATCGAACACATAATCCAGCGTGTCGTTGGGGTCCTTGGTCGGCCACTGCAAAGGCAGCGCCGGCGGGATCTGCGGACCGCGCGGCGTGGCGATGAACCCGTCAATCTGCACGTAGCGCGCGTTGGACGGCAGCCAGATATGGCTGGCTTGTGTGCTCATTCCGCACTCCTCAATATTCGACGATGACGAGGCCGGCAGCACCCGCGCCGCCCGGATAGCCGGCCAGCGTTCCGGTGGTGGTGGTGCCGCCACCACCACCGCCGCCACCATAGCCGGTGGCGGAAAGCCCGCTGAGCGGGCCGCTCGCCGCCCGGCCGTTGCCGGGGCCGCCGCCATCGCCCCCGCGGCAGGCCACCACGATGGAATCCGAGCCCATCGATCCGCCGATATTGACCTGACCGCCGACACCCGCGCCGCCGGTCCCGCCGGCCATCGCGAATTGCACGGTGGTGCCGCCCTGGCCACCACCGCCGCCGGTGGCGGACAGATAGGTCCCGAAGCTCGACGAACCGCCGGCATTGCCGTTCGCCGGCGCGGCCGGCGCCGGACCACCCGCCCCGACCGTGACGGCGATCGCCTGGCCCGCGACGAGCCCGCCGACGATCCCGGATGCTCTGCCGCCAGCGCCGCCACCGGCGCCGGGCATGCTGCTGTGATAGCCGGCGGCACCGCCGCCGCCGATCGCCGTGACATGCACGGAAGTCACGCCGTTCGGCACGACGAAGGTGCCGGAAGTGTTGAATACCTGCATGGTGGCATAGCCCGGCCGCAAGCTGGGCAGCTTGTAGGTGAGGAACGGCGCGCCGGCCGCCACCACGATGTCGGCGGCGGTGATCACGCTCTGGCCGTAATTCACGGTAATCACGTACAGCCCGACCCAGCCGGAATCCACGGCCGGCGTGGTCTGCGTCCCGGCCACGGCGGCGGCGCCCGGCTTCAGCTGTAGCTGCACGCGCTGAATGCGCCGCGTGTTCTGCGCTGTGCCGGAATTGTTGGGTCCTGAATAGGGCTGCGCCGGATTGGCGGCGTTGACATAGGGCAGCACCACCGGATCGGTATCGGTCTCGGAAAACGCTGCCTCGATCAGATAGTTCACGGACTGGCCAGACGCCGTGGGCGCGGCCAGCGTAAAGCTGGTCGTCTCCAGATTGATGCCGGTCTTCACGATCTGGTCGATGGCATCGGCCGCCAGCGACCCATAAGCGGTGGCATCCAGCTGAGTGAGCAGCGTAATGCTGCCAGGGGCCACATTCACGGTCAGCGAACCAGGCGAGGACGGCGTGCAAGTGAGCCCATCCACCACCGTGGTGGCACCCAGAACGGCGCTGGTCAGCGCCGCGATCCCGACCATCGCGTTGCGATTCAGGCCAAGTATATCCGTATCCAGCGGGATGCTCCCGGGATAGACAATGTTGCGATCCATGGCTGATCCTCAGTTGGAAATTTTTGTCCAGGCGATGGTGGCGGTCGGCAGCACCGCGGCGGTGGCGGCGTAGATGTCGGCATCGCTGACGACGCCCGGAAAATCATCGACATTCGCGAAATACATCGGCGCCGTGTTGAAGCCGCCGGGGCCGAAATTATAGCCGCCGGCGTTGCTGACCGGCGTCGCGTTCGGGCGATAGGCGGTGACGAAAAAGGCGAACGGCAGGTTTGGCGACCCGTAGCCGCCGACGGTGTTATAGCCGAGCGTGGCGGTGTTGTAGCCGCCGGTGTCCGTCGCGTTCAGCGGTTCGAACACCGACGGCGCCCTTCCTGTCAGCGTGGTCAGGGCCTGGATCAGGCCGGCGCGGGTCGCCCGCGGCATCAGCAGGTTGGCGCGGATCCGGGCGCTGAACGCGCCATCCGCCTCGCCGGCGCGACGCGGCAACGCATTGCCGAAATAATCGACCGCGGCGATGTCCAGAAATATCCCGCTTGCGGTGGCGACGCGCGTCTGCGCCGCCACCACCGTCAGCAGCCCGTAGAGCGCGCTCCAGGCCGTCGCCAGGCCGGTCAGCACGGCATCCAGAATCGGCGTCGCCTCGGCAAACCAGCGCGCCGGCAGCACCAGCTTCAGCCGGCTCAGCATGTCGTTGGTATCGCCGGTCACGGCTCAGGCCACCGCGATCGTGCCGGCGACCACCGCGCCGGATGCCGACGGTACCAGATCAGCGGTGCCGCCATTCAACAGCACCGCGGAGACATTGGTGACGGACCCGGACGCATCATAAGCCAGTTGCGCCAGGCGCGTATAATTCAGCGTGGCGCCGACGCCGAGCCCGGCGATGTAGTCCGACAGCGCGGTCGCCACCGCCGCCACCGCCGCCTGGTGCGACGCGTCGGACTGCGTCGTCAGTGTCATCGATACATTGGCAATGGTCGCTTGCGGACCCTGCACGGCGAAGCTGGAACCGACCGGCCGAATGGCGTTCACCGTCGCCTGCACGGTGGCAAGCAGGCTGGCCGGCGGATAACCCGTCCCGTCATCCACGGTGACCACGAAATGGCCCATCTGCACGGCGCCGGTCTGGTCGACATTTTCCTCGATCGCGTAGGTCAGGCCTTGCTGAATGCCCGCGATCGCCGCGCCGATCGCAAGATTGGTCGCCCGCGACAGGCTGGACAGATAATTGCCGAAGCGGGCACGAAACGCGGTGTCGGATTCCGCATCCAGCCCGCCGGCCAGCGCCAGCGCGTTGGTCACGGTATCCACGCCGGCAACCGCGGAACTCAACAGCCCGATCGCGCCGGCCTGGACATTACCCGCGCTGCCGGCCGTGTTCGCCGCGACCGCGACGGTCAGGCTGGCCACACCCGCCGCCAGGTTGTAGCCATCCATGGCCGCATCGAAGGCCGCATTGGTCGCGTCGGCGATCACGGTAAAGCTCTGGGTGTTATCGGCGGTCGAGACATCCGTACCGACGGGAATGAACGCCGCGGCACTCGGCGTGAAGCGGGAGAAGGTCACCAGGCCCGTCGCCGCCACCGCGGGCAGACGATAGAATCCGAAATCCGCGCCGAACGTATCGCAATCCGCGCCGCTGCTGGTGGCGAGCCGCGTCGTCGCCAGCACCTGGACGATCAGCCATTGCAGCCACAAGGCCAAAGAGGCGTTGGCCTCCAGGATCGCCCGCAGCACCGAGCCGACGGTCAGGTCCAGCAGGCTTTGCGCCGCGCCCTGCACGGCGGCCGCCATCGTCTCCACGAGCGTGGAGAAATTCTGCAACGATAACTGCATGAAACCCTATACGGAAAATGACAGCAGGTTGGTCTGGCCGGTCGCCGCGTCGGCGTATTGCACGGACAGCGTGACGGTCGTGTCATTGGCCGCGGCGGCGCTCACCATCGGCGCCGGCGTCGCCGCCACGGCGGCTTCCAGCCGCAGCTGCGCCCGCGCCACACCGGTGATCGCGGCAACCCCGCCAGGCTGGCCGACGAATTGCCCCAACCCGGCGCCATAATTCAGTTGCCAGATATAATCCCCGGCATTGGTCAACAGCCGGCGCAGCACCCGCTGCTCGGTCAATGCCGCGCCATCGACAAGCGCAAGATCGCCGGTCGGCGACACGGCGAGATCGCCGCCGAACTGCAAGGCCAGATCACCCATCACACCGTCACCGTCGGCAGACCGGTCTCGCCGCCCTGCGGCGACGGATGCTCATGCGTGTCATGGGCGTTGCGCAACGCCGCCAGGGTGCCGTGCGCGCCGTTCTGATCCGAGATGTCGCCGCTCACCACCAGATTCCCCGTGATGTTCACGGTCGGCGCGTTCAGATCGATGCTGCCGTCATTGCGCAATTTCAAAAAACTCCCGGTCTGGTGCTGCAACCATAACTCGCCGGCCGGCGTGTTCATCGGCTTGTCCACCGCCGACCAGACGCAGCCGATGATCACGCCCTGCTCCGAATCGCCCTCTTGCGCGATGACCAGCACCTGGTCGCCCGGCGCCAACGGCGCCGCCAAACCCCAGCCGGAACCAACCCAGGCCGCGGTGACGGGCAACCAGCCGCTCAACACGTTTTCCGGCTGGATCAACACGCGTGCCGCATAGGCATTGGGGTCGAAGCTCGACACCAGCCCGAACCGCGCGACACCGGCCATGCCGTCCAGCCCGCCGGCGCGGCCCTTCACCGCATTCCAGAACCGATCCATGGCCAAATCCTTCAGGCGGCCAGCGCGTAGGCGCGAATCGTCTGGATAAAGCCGCGGCGCGCATCCAGCGACCGCGTGACCGCCTCGACCTCATAGGCCTGGTCAAACCCCGACTCCGTGCCGGAGAGCAGGATTTGCGCGGCTGGAAACGTCACCAGATCCCCCGGCATCTTGCCCAACAAGATCGTGGCATGCCGCGCCAACGTGGCCAGGTGGTTGGCGGCAAACGTGCCGGCCTGCGCGGCGCTGAGATTCGGACGGATGATCCTGGTGCCGATACCGCCGGACGCGCCCGCCGTCTGTGTGTTGACGGTCTTGCTTCGCGTGTTCCAGGAGGTGACGGTCGCGGCGGTCGGGATCGTGGTCGCGCTATCCAGCGTTAGCGAAATGAAATTTTGCGGCGTGCAGGACATTGGAACCGACACGGCCGGCGGGCCGAAATTCAACACGTCCCCGGTCACCGACAACGAGAAATTTTCCTCCATCGCGAGCCAGGTCAGCAAATTCCATTCGGTCGTCGCGCGCGCATTCACGCCTAGGCCGCTGCGCGCATGGTCCAGCTCATAATACTGCCCAACCGGCGTCGGCGTCGGCGTCACATTCGGCGTCAACCCATGCCGCGCCGCGATCGTCAAGGCGATCTGGCTCGATGTCTGGTTCGCGAAGGTCTCCGAAATTTCGGTATCGATCAGCCGCGCGGAGAGATCCCGCCCGCTCAGCGTCGCGGTATTGGCCAGCAGATCGACCCGGATATTGTCGATCTGCCCAACCAGCAAATTGACAAGGCCCGCGCCGCCAGTCGCGACGTCGATCGTGATGGTCTGCAGCCCAAGCGCCGCGAAGAAACCGGCTTGCGGCGCCGCGCCGGCGCCGAGCGCGAACGCCACCCTGAAACGATCCGCGGAGAAGTAGCCAAGGCTGGCAACTTCCAGCCCGATCACGCCGGGCACCGGCAGGCCATCCACGACGATCCGCGCCAGCGGCTGGTTAACTTGCAATGCCGCCCCCCGCCGCCGCGTTCACCGCCGGAATGGTCAATGTCACGACACCAGCCAGCACCGGATCGCGCAGATTATTGGCCTGCGCGATCCGGATCCACTGCGTCGCGTCATTCAGATATTTCGCTGCCAGGGCAAACAGATTGCCGCCGGCGACCGTCACCACCTGCACGCTCATACCAATTCGCTTGCCAGATTGCTCGTCGCGCGGCCGACATAGCCGCTCATCCCAGACAAAGCCGCCAGCGCGCCGGACGCGGCGGTCAGCTGATTCATCGCCGCGATCCCGCTGGCGGCGTCCGTGGCGCTGCTCAGCGCACCGGCCTGCGTGTTCAAGGCCGCGCCGGTACTGGCGATGCCCGACGTGATCACGCTTTGCGCCGCCGCCAGCCCGGCTTGCGTCGGATGGCTCAATCCCACCAAGGAAATTCCCGCCTGGCCCAGCAGCGAGGTGACCACGGCGAGGTCATTGCTGACCAGATACGACGCCGGCGTGTCCTTGCCGGCATCCAGCAGCGGATCGCTCGCCACCACGCAGCGCAGCGCAAATGGAATCCACCACGGCTTGCGATAGTCGGCCGCGAATTCCGCGATCACCACGTTGTAAAAATATTGGTCCCAGAATAACGCAA